GATGGGCGGCGGCATGGCTAAAAAACGCATGGCTCGTGGCGGCGCAGCTAAGAAAAAAGCCTCCCCAAAAATGATGCGTGGCGGTGGAATGGCTAAGAAAGTCCCACCTAAGATGATGCGTGGCGGCGGAATGGCTAAGAAGCGCATGAAGCGTGGTGGAAAAGTTAAGAAGTAATGGCTGTATCAGGGTCAAAGGACTTTGAGCTTCAAGTCGATGACTACATCGAAGAAGCTTTTGAGCGGTGCGGGACAGAGTTTCGGACGGGATACGATGCCCGCACCGCAAAACGCTCTTTAAACTTGCTTTTAGCAGATTGGGCTAATCGTGGGTTGAATCAATGGACTATCAAACAAAGAACTTTGTCCTTAACGCAGGGGACAAATGCTTACGATCTTGGCACAGATATAATTGATGTTCTTTCAGTTGTTTGTCGTAGGAGCGGCTCTGATCTTACAATGACTAGGTTGAGTAGAGATGGTTACATCACCATACCTACGAAAACTACTCAAGGACGTCCTAGTCAATACTTTTTAGACAGGCAGGTAACTCCTTCTTTAAAGTTATATACAACACCTGAAAACGCTACGGATACAATCATCTATGACGCTCTTGTTCGCATGGATGATGCAGACACCCTTATTAATACTGTAGACATGCCTTTCAGGTTTTACCCGTGTTTAGCTGCGGGTTTAGCTTATTATATTTCAATGAAAAGGGCTCCTGACCGTATTCAACTTCTAAAAGCAGTGTATGAAGAGGAGTTTGAGAGAGCGCGAACTGAAGATAGAGATAGATCTTCTTTCAACGTGACTCCTCAATATCAATATTTACGGGTGAACTAATGTCCCGGTTTGCGTCAGGTAAAAACTCTTACTTTATTTCCGATAGATCTGGACAGCGTTACAGATATAGGGACATGAAAATAGAATGGACAGGCGCTGTTGTGGGTCCTGATGAATTTGACCCAAAGCATCCTCAATTAGGTCCGTTTAGAAAAGCTAATGATCCAGAGGCTTTGCGTAACGCGAGACCAGATACCAATAATATTTTTACTGTAAATATTACCTTCCCTACTTTTGACACTTCTACTTTACGTCATATTCTCGTTCCTTTTTTGATTAGTTCTGTTGGACAAGTTGTAGCCACAGGAACTGCTCCGGGAGAGGCTACGAGCGTAACCTTAACAGGTGTAGTGGGCACAAGCGCAGTTGGAAGCGTAACTGCCTCTAATATAGCTTCTGCTTCAGTTACTTTAACAGGCGTGGCGGGCACGAGCGCCGTGGGTTCCGTATCCTTCTTGTCCATAACCGTGTATACGGTCACTGTAGCAAGTGGTACAAATTCTTACGGCTCTGGCAATAAATACTACATTGCGGGACTTTCCGGGGCCAGTCCCACATTAACTTTAAACGAGGGCTCTACTTATAGGTTTGATCAATCTGATAGCAGTAATTCTGGTCATCCGCTTAGATTTTCAACAACCGCCAATGGAACGCATGGAGGAGGGTCTGAGTACACCACGGGTGTTAGTCACACAGGCACTCCCGGTAGCTCTGGAGCTTACGTCCAGATAACAGTAGCCGCATCGGCCCCAACACTGTATTATTATTGCACTAATCATAGTGGAATGGGTGGAACGGCAAACACGCCATAGGAGTAGACGATGGCCTTTAACGGAAATTTTTTATGCACGTCTTTTAAAAGTGAACTTTTTCAAGCGGTGCATAACTTTAGCAGTCACACCTTTAAGATAGCCTTATTTACTAACAGTGCAACTCTTAATGCAAGCACTACGGCGTATTCTTCTTCTTATGAGATAAGCGGGACGGGGTATAGCGCAGGTGGGGCCACTCTTGCTAATGTGAGTGTGAACACGAGTGGAACGACAGCTTTCATTGATTTTGATGATGTTTCGTTTTCTAGCTCTACACTTACAGCTAGGGGAGCTTTGGTTTACAATTCTAGTGCATCTAATAAAGCCGTTGCGGTGTTTGACTTTGGTTCAGACAAATCATCCTCCTCATCAACTTTTACAATAACAATACCTACAGCGGATGCTAGTAATGCGATTATAAGGATAGCTTAATGTCTTACACTTACGCACAGTTAAAGACAGCGATACAAGATTACACGGAGAACACGGAGACTTCGTTTGTAACAAACCTGCCTACGTTCATTAAAAACGCAGAGCAGCGCATATTTAAGCTTGTTGACTTAGAGGTTTTTCGCAAGAACGCTACAAGCACGTTAAGCCAGAGCGACCCTTACATTTCTGTTCCCACAGACTTTTTAGCATCTTTTTCTCTTTCTGTTACAAGCAGCAACATTAAAACTTTCTTGTTACAAAAAGACGTAAATTACATACAAGAATATACTCCAAACCCTGCCACCACTGGGTTGCCGAAATATTATGCTTTTTTTGATATAGACAATTTTATTGTTGCCCCTACTCCTGATTCTAATTATGCGGTTGAGCTTCACTACTATTATAGACCCGCGTCTCTAACAGCAGGCGCAGATTCAGGAAATACATGGTTAAGTGAAAACGCCCCAAATGCCATGCTTTACGGGTCTTTAGTCGAGGCATATACTTACATGAAAGGTGAACAGGACTTAATGGTTGTCTATGAAAAGCAATTTCAAGAGGCTTTAAGTAGAATTAAGGATCTGGCGGAGGCCAGAGAAAACAGCGATGCGTATCGCAGGGGTTTGCCGGATAGGCCCCGTACATAAGGAGTAAAAGATGGCAACTTCAAATGCAGCAACCAACTACACAGAACATGCGATATTGCAGTTTCTGTTTAAAAACAATACGGAGAGTTTTGCTTCTCCCGGTAACAGTATCTATGTCGGTCTAGCTACGGCGGTTAGCAGTATTGAAACAGGCTCTGTTACTGAGGCAGACTTTACCAATTACGCAAGACAGCAAGTGCAGGCTTCTGGCTGGACAGTTCCTGCTGTCGGCACGGACACACAGACAGCGACAAATGCTGCTAATGTTGAGTTTCCTGCTTCAGGCGGTGGTGGAGATGATATTATCACACACGTTTTTGTTGCAGACGCATCAAGTAGCGGAAACATCCTGTTTGTAGGTGCTTTGGACGCAAACAAGACCATAGCCTCTGGGGATATATTCCGCATCAACACAGGCAACCTTTCTATAGAGTTGAAGTAAAATGGCTCTTGTTATTGCTGATAGAGTAAAGGAAACGACCACGACAACTGGCACGGGTACATATACTCTTGCAGGTGCAGTCACTGGTTTTGAGACTTTTGGTTCTGTAGGCAATAGCAATACGACATTTTACGCTTGTACAGATGGCACTGACTTTGAGGTTGGGGTCGGAACGTATACGTCATCCGGTACTACACTGGCGCGTACAACCATCTTGCAGTCCAGTAACAGTGACAATGCTGTGAGTTGGAGTTCTGGGACTAAGACAATTTTCTGCACGTTGCCAGCAGAAAAGACAATACATACCGACAACCTTCAAACACAAGGCGCATCTTTCTTTGCTAGTCCTGATGACGCCACTGCATTGGCTATAGCGTTAGGATGATATCATGGCGAACACATTCAAGGTAAAAACAAATGATGCGATGCCGTCTAGCGCGGGGACGCCATTAACGCTCTACACCGTACCCTCCAGCACAACGACAGTTATTTTAGGACTGATGCTTTGCAATGTGCATACGTCACAAGTCACGGCAAGTGTGCAGTTGGTTTCAGACACAAGTGATACAGAAACAAACCAGACGGTGCTTCTGGTTAAGGACATACCAATTCCCGTTGGTTCAACAGTTGAGCTATTGTCAGGAAACAAAGTTGTCATGCAGACAACAGATGTTCTCAAGATTGATTGTAGCGTAGCCGCAAAGATAGACGCAGCACTAAGCATTATGGAGATCACCTAATGCCGTATCTTGGTAATAGTATTTCTAAATTTACCACAGCGGATGATCTGACTGTCAGCGGTGATGCTGACATAGATGGCACCGCTAACCTTGATGTTGTGGACATCGATGGTGCGGTGGATATGGCGTCAACACTAGCTGTTAGTGGTGCAAGCACATTTAGCAGTGACATAGATGTCCAAGGTTCTGCTGGCGCAACTCTTAAACTAACAAGCACGGACACAAGTGGCGCGGATACAGAGCTTCTTGGTCAAATTGACTTTGTGAGTTCGGACTCCTCGACAGGTTCTGCTGGTACGCAGGCACGAATAAAAGGCGTGTATGAAGACAATGGCGACAGTTCTGGTATAGCGTTTTTAGCAGGTGCTTCAACAGGTAGTGGCACACCAACGATTAGCGAGGTTATGCGTATACGGCATGAAGGTCGTGTTGGTATCGGTGAAGACAATCCCGCAACCACTGTCCATATTACAGCATCAGCACCCGCTCTTTCGTTGAACACCGCTGCATCTATGACCAGCGGAAATCGTGCTGATATTAATGTGTATAATAGTGACAGGAGTGGTGTTGGCCTTATTCGTTTTGGTGCTGAGACGGATAATGTAGGCACAAATATACAGTTTTATACTCG